GGAGCATCCCCGTGACAGTGCAAGCTGGGTAGAGGGACGTGTGACCTGGAGTACAGCAACGTCAGCTGCAGCTTCCACCACGCCGCCAGCAATGTCAACAACTTGTGGAAGTGCAAGCTGATCCTCGTGAAGGGAGATGTTAGCCCAAAAGGAGATCACCCAGGACATCCCCAAGTTCTAGCACAACTTCCTGATGGCGTAGTTCGGGCTCTCGAGCCTCCTGAGCTCATCACTGGAAAGAACATCAGCAGCTTCTCCAGAACCCCCAAGCTCTACTTCTTGAGGATGTGCTTCATGAGCTTGTCGTAGTAGAGAACGAGGGCCTCCTCGTAGATCATCGACTCGGACCACTTCTCTCTGTACTTGCTCAAGAAAAAGATATGTATCTTGTCCCTCATCCCCGAGTTCCTGACCTTGTACACCTCCCAGTCCAAAAAGAGCGACTCCCTCTCGACGTCATTCATATTGAGCAGCCTCTCCCACAGCATCCTTTGATTGCACTCGAACAAGTTCCAGGAACTGATGGTGATAAGGGGCCACATCGGGAAGGACCTGATCACCTGCCTCATCGACGCCTCGCTGGTTTTCGAGCCAACTCCAACTTGAAGTGGATGATCTATTTCCCATAGTAGGCCCTCGACAGAATCGTCAACGTCGAGCATACCGCCAGCCGCATCTATCTGCTGCATTTCCTCCATCCTGTCCTCCTCATTGTCCTCCTCAAGCTTCGAAACCTCCAGCTTCATGAAGATCTCCTCCGCCAACTCCACACTCATGGAGGGATTCTCCTTCAAGAGCCTGAGGGCCTTCGTCTCGTTGGCCCCCAACTTCAAGACCATGTCCATCAAACTCTCCCTTAAGAACTCGTTGAACCACGTCTGCATCTCGATCCCGATCGGCTCCTCCTCCGAGACATTAAGCATGTCGATCTCCTCCCCGATGATGGTGTCCGCGAAAATGCTCTCCACCGCCGTCTCCTCGTCGGTCGTGTGGTCGGAGAAGTAGATGTGCTCCCTCTCCCAGTTCTTCATCTCCCTGTACTCGGAACACTTCTCCTCCCCGGCAAGGTACTGCATCTCCATAACCGCCCTCTGGTAGTCCTCGGTGCTCAAAGTCGGCCCCAGCTTGAGCATCTCCAGGATATCCGCGAACTCGATCTCAAAGAAATCGGACATGTCGATGATCTCCCTTATCTCCGTCATCTCCTCGTTGGACATCTGATCGTTGAGGAGGATCTCCAGGATAAGGTCGTTCTTCGGGAACCTGAAAATCTCCTTCATCTTCATCTCGTTCAGTTTCTTCTCCGAGTCCGACTCCGAGGCCTTCTCGATCTCCGCCGAGTGCCGCGAGAAGATCTGGGCCGGGATCTCAAGGTTCTCGACCAAGACGTCCTTCCCGTGGACGTCCTCGACCGACGAATAGTTATCGCTCGAGGCGCACGCATCCGGAATCTTCGAGAGGATGAACTTCGCGATCCTATCGTTGTTGTCATCGTCGTCGTCCCCGTCAGAGCTCTCCGACGTCGAGAAGTAATCCTCCTCGCTCGGTAGGTCGTCCTCCCACCTCGGCTTGTCCGTCTCCGAGATGGTCTCCCAGTGTGCGACCTTGTTCCTGAAGGTCTCAGCGAGCGTCGGGTACTCACTCTCGTAGTTCTCGTACATCTCCTTCTCCGCCTCCAGCATCTGCTTCTTCCAAATCCATTTCGTGGTCAGCTCCTTAGACGATATGGTCACCTTGTCCGGGGCTTGCACGCTTCCCCTTCTGCACAATCGAGAGTATATGTGACAGAGGATGAGCCTGTAAAACCAGTCCTCAAAGCAATCGCCCGCCTGCAAGAGCTGGGAGGCGATGCTGTTCCACCTTATCTCCCCCTCCTCCAACCTGTTCCGGGACTCCCTTCCCCTCTTGAAGAAGTCCACGATAGTGTTGTCGACCATGTCATACTCCCTGTTGAAGGCACTGCCGATGGCCTGGAAGATGAGCTTCGCCATGTAAAGCCTCTCGTGCGGGTCCGAGTCAGTGTCGTTCTCGTCCGGAGCGTCGTTCATCAGGTCCATGGCAATCTTCAGGAAGTCCTCGTCGATCCAGTCCAACAGGTCGTCAATGTCCGAGGGATCCTCGCTCATCTTGAAAGAGGCCTCCGTCAGCAGCTCGTCAAAGTTCCTGTTGAACAGATTCGACGGCTCGGCTATGGAACCCGAGGCGGCGAAGGCCATCAGCTCATTCTCCAGGCTCTCGTAGGCCTTCCTCAGCTCGCTGGATCCCTGCTCCTTCCTCAAGAGAATCTGCTCGGAGAAGAGCGAGTTCTCCTTCATGAAGGTCTGCACCTCCTCCAGCGACATGTCGCAGTGCCTCATCCTATTGAAAGACTTAATGTACTTCCTGTCCCCCGAGGCCCTGAGTATGTCCTTCATCACCTCCGAGTAGATGACGTACTGGTTGGAGAATATCCTGAGCTTGCCAGAGTCGAAGGGGTAGAACACCAACTTGTCGTCCCAGGAGACGAAGAGGGACATCTTCCAGACGCTAGTCAGATACTTGATCTTGGGCTCGATGTAGACCTTCCTGGTAGACTCCGTGAAGGAGAGATAGATCCTCTTCTTGTCATAGTAGTACCGCGTGTACTCCCCATTGCCCTCCATCCTGTAGTCCATCTGGTAGATCTTCATCAGCTGGCCATTGACATTGAAAGTTTTGTCCAAGGACATGAACTCATGGTAAGCTACCTTCTTAAAGTGATCGTACTTGACCACCAGAAGGTCCCTCAGGTCGCAGTAGATGGTGATGGTCTCCCTGCTTCCGTCCCTGTTCCGCACCTTGTGCGAGTGGGTGAAGATGTGGGTGGACGTCAACTCCACCCCCTTCAAGTTCCCGATGAGCATCTTCATCCCCCTCTCGAGCGCGGAGTCCGCCGTCCTAATCTCCAGCGTCTCCCTCTTCTCGACGAGCTCGTCCGGCACGAGGTCGATCGGAAAGGTGTCCGGAGAGCGACACATCGCGATCCAGGTCTCCATCATGCTGATGAAATGGTGCATGGAGGAGTTGGTGCCGGGCTTCAGCATGCAGAAAGGCTCCTCCCTCTCGCAGTAGAGAGACAACAGGTTGTCGACTATGTTCCCCCTGTCCATGCTGGACACCATCACCTCCACCGAGAAGTTCGACCTGACCAGGATGAACTCCTCCATTATCTTCCTGAAGCAGAACATGGGGTAGTCGGTGAAGGAGAACTTGGTCAGCACTGTCTTGATCGGGTTTGCCTTGAACTCCACGGGGTCGAAACCGCACATCTCGCACACACTCTCCATGACACACATGAGCCTGTTGCTGAACTTGGAGTTATCGCCCATCATGAAGTTCATTATGTCGTTGATGTCGGCGGACATCGCAACCTCCCTCGTCCTGAAGAGCATCTTCCTCTTCCTCGTGTGCCTCTGTCCGTCGGACTGGACGCAGAAGTCGAAGAGGTTCGAGGCCTCCATCACCTTGGCCATCACGACCTTGTTGGGCGACATAATCTCGATGCTGCTCGGGAAGTTAATCCTTGAGAGCACCATCTCGGTGAACGTCACGATGGTGAACGAGTCGGACGAGGAGACTTTGGGCCTGCACTTCAGCTTGCTCCCGACGAATTGCAAGGCCCTGACGAGGGAGTGGAGCTTCATCGACACCCCGTTCTCGTAATCCCTCGGCTGCTGCATAAAGTACGGCCAGTCGAAGATCCTATGCTTGATCCACGAGAACTCGCTGTGGTCCGCAATCAAGGACAGGCCCTCCATCATCTTCATCACCTCCTCCCTTCCAATGTTCTTCTCCCTGAGGTGGTTCTTCATCAGTTCCATCATAGTCTTGTCGCTCCTGACGGGCAGGGTTACGTTCAACCTTCCGCTCATCGCGCTAATGTAGTCTTCACTGACATTTTCCTCCAGCTCCAACTTCATGCCGGTGAAGAGGTTCCTGTAGAAGAGGTTCAGCTCAGAGGAATTGTTCGGGTCGAACATCAGCATTTCCTCGCCGAGTATGCATCTGGCCTGGTAGTGCCTAAGGGACAGGAACCCGAGCTCCGACGGCAACATGTCGTCCTCGCAGTTCAGCAACGTCTTGAGCTGGTGGATGGTCCCCTTGTTCATCCCGTAGGCCCTTATGAGCCACTCCCTCATCAACACGAACATGCACCTGACGGTCTTGTTGAACGCCCCGTTCCTGTAGGCCCTGGAGATGTTCTCGACGACCCCCTTCACCGCCTTCCTCGGCTCGGTCAAGTCCACCACCTGGGTCGCGTTGAAGATGTCCTTGATGACCGCCAAGATGGCCCTCTTCCCCCTCGTGAAGTTGCTGTTGAACTCGCCAACGTGCGGCGAGATCTGCGTCTTCTTCGTGTTGATGTGGATGTTGCTCAACTCCCCGGTGAAGGCGATCACGTCGAGCACCTTCGGCATAAACTTTATGTTCTTCTCCAGGCTGTCCGAGGTGACCAAGATCTGCTTCTGCGCGTCGTCCGAGCTAATCTGCGTGTACATCCTCAAGTAGATCTCGCTCTCCTTCGCCAACTGGTCTAGGAAGATATCGGTTATGTCGTCCTTGGCGACGTGGAGCGCGCTCGAGAAATAGTGCATCTGGCCCTGCCCCATGCTCGAGATGACCCTCAAAATCCAATCGTTCCCCTCCGAGTTCTCCCTGGCCCACTGCGCATCCGGGTTCATCTCCTTCTCCTGCCTTGGCTTCTTCTCCCACTTCCTCATCAACGTCTCCGGGATCATCACCATCTTGGACGAGAAGGCCCTCATGACCGAGATGAAGGCCTCCTCGAGCTCCTTAGGTAACCTCAACGCCAAAAGGAAGGCTATGAATTGAGGCATCACGAAGGAGGGACTCCACTTGCTCGCGTCCGCGATGTAGTTGAAGAGAATCCCACACTCACCCGAATTGTCCCTCCTCGACTGAGCCTCGCTTCTCAACTCCGAGGCCTTCGACGATTGCAGGTACTCTTTTTCGCCATCGTCGCTGATCATGTCCTTGTCCAACAGCCCGCAGATCGACTCGAAGACCCTCTCCAACAAGTTGACGTGAGGTCTGAGTTTGTAGGACTGCACCAATATCTCCCTAGGCCCAGTGAGAGCGATCTTGGCGAAGCACGAGAAGAGGGCCTCGATCACGTTCTCTTTACTCACCAGCGCGGAGGTGACGGAGGTGCCGTGCTCCTCGATCAAGAGCATCAAGGTCTTGTGGCATATGTCCGTTTTCTTCCTCCCCCTGCACATGAGGGTCTCGAACTTCCCCCTGGTCTCCAGCAGGGAACTCTTCATCGTCATGGACCTGTGCAAGGTCTGGGAGACGCCCTTGGACATGACCTCGTAATACCTCGGGTCGCTCCTCAACTTCTCGCCCAGTCTGACTCCCATCAAGAAGGTAAACTCCATGTTGAACATATGCTTGGTGTTCTCCTCCTCGACCACGTCATCGAGCTGGAGGTCTCCGTTCATAGTGACCTTGTTCTTTATCTTCTGAAAGTGCCTCTCCTCCTTAGCCAGCTTCTCCACTATGGGTTTGGCTCTATGTCCGGCGAAACCCATCTCTTTCTGGTACAGGTTCCCGAGATATATATCGTTCATGATCACGGAGAACTCCACCTTCTCCCCATTGCCAAAGATCGTAGGTACCATCATCCTGTCGTAATCGGAGGAGGTATCGTACAGCGACCCTATCGAGCCGAGGAGGACCTCCTTCCTGACGTTCCTCAGAACCTCCCCCCAGTCGAGCTGCTTGATCCTCACATAAGACTCGACGAGAGACCTCACCGGATCGTTCATGATCTCGGTGTAGGTCTTCTTCGAGTCGGACATGAAGCTCGTCATGGACATAAACACGTACCTATTGTACTGCAAAGTCAGAGCGGTCCCCTTCTTCATCTCCATCATCGCTATCAAAGGGATCATCACCGCGTTCGACTTCAAGTAGCCCAAATTGTCCATCATCCTCTTACCGGAACTCTCCTCGAAACACTCCATGTAATGGTAGGCGAGACTGACCCCTTTCTCGAAAAGCGTCACCATAGTCTCGAGGTCAGAGGTGCTGATGCTGAGCCATTTACTGCTCACGAGCCCTTCGTAGTCAGGGACCTTCCTCAAGGAGTGGAAACCTATGAAGTTCCTCTCATTCCCCGTCGATACCACCTTGTACCTTATCTGCGCATCCTCCGTCAGCCTGCTACCGGCCTTTATCGCCAGACCGTACCCGTGCTCGGGATAGGCCCTGTAGACCGTGAACTTGTCGGACTTCACCAACCTCCTCCCCTCCATATACGTTATGTTGAGCCCGAGCTCCGTGAGATTGTGCATCACCTCGAAGATCTTCAACTCAAACATAGAGAGCATCTTCTCGTCCGCGTTCTTGTACGTGGCCCTCATCTTGTCCCTGAACCTCTTAGAGGACCTGTCGCCCAAGATGCCAACCATCTCGTCCATCATCTTGACATCGTTCTCTCTATCGCAGCCTATGCCCTCCCTCATCTCGACCTTGGGCTCCTCAAAGTCCTCCTTGTAGGGCCTGTATCTGTAGATGTCATCTCCAATGACCTCCTCAAATCTACCGAAAATGTCCAAGGCAGCGGGAACCATATCTGAAGTCTCCTCTATCACGTCAGGGAACCTGAAAACTTTTGGTATCTTGAAGAAGGGCTTCTCCAGCGCCCTCTTCCTGATCTTCAGCGCCTCCTTCTCCGCCGCGATCTTCAGCTCCGCCACATCGTACGTCTCATACGTCCCCTCCAAGGACTTCGGATGGATGTTCGAATTGACGAGGCTCCTGATCTTCTTGTAGGTCTCCTTGATGTACGAGTCTGCGTCGAAGTGGTTCAGCCTGTCCTTGATCTTCTGCACCAACACGTCTTCGGCGTTCGTCTTCATGTTCATGCTCTGCGAGCTGTTGGGGGCGTCGAAGCTCTCCTCCAAGGAACACGCCCTCTTCTCCTCGAAGTTCAGGAACTCCAAATAGGTCTCCAGGAAGATCTTCGTGTCCTCATACAACTCCTTCCTCTCCTCCTCCTTGGCCCTCTCGTTCAAGGCGGTCCGCGCCTCGGCGTAGCCGTTGTGCTTCTCAACGATATCCTGAATGCTAACGATATCTCTCTGGATGTTCTGAAACATTACCTCCGACCCCTTCAGGAAGCTCGGGAGATTCATCTGCCCGAGCAACTTGCAGGACATGACGATGGCTTCCGCCTCCACGTCTTTCCCAGTGGCCTCCTCGATGCACTTGGCCACGAATTGGTACTTGGAGACCTTCCTGTTATAGGCATACGATATGTCGGACGAAGTCACCTGGACATCCAGCAGGTAGTACTTCCCGTTCCTCGGATTCCTATATATGATGTCAGGGGTAAGTCTACAGTCCACTCCATGGTAGTCGAAGTAGTCCTTCACCTTCTGGTCGGACGCCGACGCCTCGAGCCCCAAGGCGAGCCTGGTGGTGCTGTTCAAGACTTCGTGCCTGCTCCTCTGGTACTTGTCGAGCATCTTCACGTTGATCTTCTCCTCGAAGTCGGACACGATAGACCTCAAGTCGCTAATAGTGGTGTCCTGGGACTTCTCGTGCTCCTGGAAATGGAAAGTCTTATCGTCCTCGCCAACTCTCAGTTTGTCGATAGCCTTCTTCATGGCCTGAACCCTCTTGTACATGAGCATCTCATCCTCCATGTAGGCGTTCTTCTCATTCAACCTCCCACTCAAAGGGAAAGAGACATGGGAGCAGTTGGAGCTCATCCTCTTTATGATGTTCAGGACACCCGCATTCGGAGGCTCACAGTTCCAGAAACAGGTTCCCGAGTCGTACAGGAGCTCCGTGAGCCACTCGAAAATGGGCGAGGTGGTGTCCATCGTCAGCCTATCCTTCTTCTTCTGGGCCCTCTCCTGCATGAGGTCCTCCTTGGTGTAGAAGCAGGAGTTCGAGAGATTCAGCCTCGTCAACAAACCGGCCTTCGACTCCAGGAAGGCGAACATCCTCGAATCCTTCACCAAAGTGTGATTGTACGTGACCACCACCCCTGGCAACCCCGCGTAGTAGAGCTTGTTAACGTCCCTTATCAGGTACAGGGGAATCTTCTTGTCCTCGTAGATGAAGACGAACTTGATCGCCAAAGCGAAGCAGGAGAAGTCCCTCAGTATGTTCTGGTGAGCCTTACTCATGCTCTTCTAGTTGTCTTGGTTTATAATACGAG